TGAATTTTGCTATTGGTGAGCTAGAGGATAGGCTCTACGAAATGGCAGCTGCTGGGGATACTTCTAGTCAACAATTTAATGAGATGGCTGCCGAGGTTGGGCGCATGAAAAAAGTTATTATCGAAACAGATATGACTTTGGATGGTATGGCGCAAACAACATCTCAAAAAGTAGGTGGAGCGATTAGCGGTCTTGCTGGTGGGTTTTCTTTAGTGCAAGGCGCTATGGGTGCTTTTGGTGTAGAAAGCGAAGCGGTGCAGGAAACTCTTTTGCGTGTTCAATCTGCTATGGCTATATCCGACGGTATTCAAACTATAAAAGAATCGGTTGCTAGTTTTAGAGCTTTAGGAGCAGTTATAGCCAAAACTGCGGCAGGTCAAAAAGTACTAAACGCTGCGCAAATTGTAGGTGCCAGTGCTATGAAGCTATTGAACGCGGCAATGGCAGCAAACCCTATAATGTTAGTAGTTGCTGGAGTCGCAGCTTTGACTGGTGCTTTAGTTTATTTCTTTGGCGGTGCAGAAGAAGCCGAAAAAGCAAACGAAAAGCTAAACGAATCTTTAGAACGCCAAAATAAAATACTAGAGCTTAATTCGCAGAAAGTTAAAAAGACAGCCGAAATAAGACGTAGATTATTGGAGCTTAACGGAGCAACGGAAGAAGAACTACATAAAGACACTTTAAAGCGATTAAAAGAGGAGGAGCTTTCAAGGTTAGATGATTTAAAAAACACTTGGCGTACTGTATCTGCAAAGCAAAAAATTTACATGCAAGCAAGGCGTGAAGGTGATAATGAATTAGCAAGAAGTATAAAAAAAGAAATTACAGCCGAAAAAGATAAAATAAAACAATTAGAACTATTAAATAAAGATTACCGAATAGCTGTAAAAGAAGAAAACAAACGATTTGCAGACGAAAGAGCAGCAGAAAGAGAAGCGGAAATACAAAAAGAAGAAGCAGACAGAAAGGAAGCAATAGAAAAGGAAAAACAAAACTTAGAACAACGTAGGGCTGCATACAAAACGCATCAACAAAATAGATTAAATGCACTTAGAAAAATTCAAGATTTAGAACTAGAACTTAACGCAGATGAAATTGAAGCAAACAATTTAAAGTACGAACGTTTAATTGAAGATACAAAGAAAGACGAAACTTTAAAGCAACAAGAAAAAGAGAAAATAATAGCTTCTTATGAATTATTAAGAAAGCAAGAAGAAGATAAAATAATAGCCGAAAGAGAGGCGAAAGAAAAAGCGGCAGCAAAAAGAATAGCAGACTTTAAGAAGCAAGCGCAAGACGAACAATTAGATGACGAAGCAGCGTTTTACGAAGAATATAATCAAAACACTTTAACGCAAGCGCAATTAGAAGAACAAGCTATAACTGACAAGTATTTTAATTTAATCGAAAAAGCTAAACAATACGGATTAGATACGACTGAACTTGAAAAAAAGCAAAAAGCTGAACTCAAAGCGATTGAAGAAAAATCTGCTAAGGAGCAAATTCAAATAGAAAGAGATAAGCAAAACGCTAAGTTTCAAATGGCTTCCGATGCTCTGGGTGCGATTAGTCAATTAGTTACTGCGTTTGCTGGTGAGAATGAAGAAGCACAAAGAAAAGCGTTTAACATAAACAAAGCTATAAGCATAGGGCAAGCAATTATTAATACAGCACAAGCGGTTACTGGAGCTTTAGCAGAGCCTAGTATTGTTCCTGGTGCTAGATTTGTAAAAGCTGGAATTGCAGCAGCAGCTGGAGCAGCACAAATAGCAACTATTTCAAAAACAAAATTCCAAAGCTCTGGCGGTGGTGGAGGGGTTGATACCTCAAGTATTAGAACCCCCCAATTAAGCCAACAAGCACCGACGTTTAATGTGGTGGGTGATAGTGGTGTTAATCAATTAGCGCAAACGCTTGGAAACGCACCTATGAAAGCCTACGTAGTTAGTGGAGATGTAACTACGGCACAAAGTTTAGAAAGAAATAAAATTGAACAAAGTAAATTATAAACGTAAAATAGACATGCAAGAAATTGAATTATTCATAAAAGACGAAAGCGAAGATGGTGTTTTTGCAGTTTCACTTGTTGAAAACCCAGCCATAGAGGAGAACTTTATAGCACTTTCAAAGGACGAAATAAGTCTAAAAGTAATTGACGAAGAAAGACGTATTGTCGTAGGTTATGCGTTACTGCCAGAAAAAAGAATCTACCGTAAAATGAAGCCGAAAGGTAGCAAAGAAGCGGTTGAGTTTAACATCTATTTTTCAAAAGATACGATTGTAAAAACGCAGGAGCTTTATATGAAAAACTTGCACTTAAACAACGTAACTAGTGAACACGAAAAGCCAGTACAAGGTGCGAGTGTAATTGAAAGCTGGATAACGGAAGATGAAAAGCAAGACAAAATAAACCTTTATGACATTAAACCACAGCTAGGCGGTTGGGCAATAATGATGAAGATATACAACGATGAAGAATGGTCTAAGGTAAAAGCTGGTGATTATAAAGGCTTTTCAATCGAGGGTATTTTTCAAGGTTTTGAAGCATTAGAAATGGCACAAGAAGAAAGTATTTTAAAACAAATAAAATCTATAATACATGAAAAAGAAAGCAAATAAAACAGCAAGTAAAACAAGTCCTAAAGGTGGCAATAGAGGTTGTTTATGCGATGACGGAACGTATAGCAAAAAGTGTTGTAACGGCGATTTACAGAACCAAGGTATTGGAAGTCCTAAAGGTCAACAATCGAGTACTATTGTTAACGTGGACACGACTAGAGTAATAAAAAGAAACTGAATTTTGAACATATAATAATTAAATCGTAAAATAAATAACAAAATAATAAAAATGAAAGAGCAAATTAATGAGTTACTTCAAAAAATAGGTTTAAAAGCCGTTGAAGTAAAGTTAGAAAAGTTAACTATCGGAGATGGTGAAGCAACTTTAGAAGCGGAAGTTTTTGAAGCTGGCGAATCTGTTTTTATCGTTAATGAAGATGAGCGTATTCCTTTACCGGTTGGTGAATACAAACTAGATAACAATTATATGCTAGTTGTTAGTGAGGAGGGAATAATCGCAGAATACAAAGAGATGGAAGCTGAAAAAGAAGAAGAAGCTCCAGAAGTTGAAGAAGAACAAGAAGTTGCTGCGAGCGATAAGCCAACAGAAACAGCTTTACCTAAATCAATCATCGAAAGTGTAACAAAAGAAACTAAGTTTTCAGCAGAAAAAGAATTGATTGATTCATTGACTGCAAAAGTTACAGAGCTTAAAGCAGAGATTGAATCTTTAAAAGAAGCTAAAGAAGAAGTAAAGGAAGAAGTAGAATTGGCAAAGCCTATTGTACCAAACCCAGAGAATAGAAAAGAAGTAGAAGCGTTTAGATTTTCACAAAACAAAGGAAATTCTGTATTAGATAGAGTTTTCGCAAAAATGAATAAATAATAATTAAAAATAAAATGTTATGCAAACAATATACGACTCTTTATTCAAAGAAACTAAAAAGACAGAACTTTCAAAAATAGAAGTTGAGTTATCAAATATTAAAGAACTAAAATCAGCTCTAAAACAAGGAGATACTTCTTTAAAGTCAGTAAGAAATATTAGTACTCAATTTGAAGAAGCGCGTAGAAATTTAATTAAAGGTATAGCAGAAGCTAATACAGCTATAAAAAAATTATCTACTGTTTCTGATGGTTTTGCTTCTGCTGCTAAATCTTTAGGATTAAAAGCAGATTCTGTTAAAGAATATAACGAAGTTCAAGACAAGATAAATTCTATGAAAAACTTTGTTAATAATTATGAAAAACAATTAAAGTAAATAAATAATTAAAATAAAAAAATGGCAACAACAACAAACATTACAACAACTTACGCTGGAGAATTTGCGGGTAAGTATGTAGCAGCAGCTTTATTGTCTGCATCAAGTATTGAAAATGGTTTAATTACAGTTAAACCGAACGTAAAGTACAAAGAAGTACTTAAGAAAGTAGCAACTAATGACTTGTTAAAAGACGCAACTTGTGATTTCGATGCAACTTCTACTTTGACTTTAACAGAAAGAATTTTGCAACCGAAGGAAATGCAAGTAAATTTGCAGCTTTGTAAGCAAGATTTTCGCTCAGATTGGGAAGCAGTAGAAATGGGTTATTCAGCTTATGACAACTTACCTAAAACTTTCTCTGATTTCTTAATTGCACACGTTGCAGCAAAGGTTGCGCAAAAGAATGAGTTAAACATTTGGCAAGGTGTTTCTTCTAACACTGGAGAATTTGACGGATTCGAAACTTTATTAGCTGCTGATGCTGATTTACCAGCTGCACAAGAAGTAACTGGAACTACAATTACAGCTGCAAACGTAGTAGACGAATTAGGAAAAATTGTTGACGCTATGCCAGCTGCAATTTACGGTAGAGAGGATGTAATGCTTTACGTTTCACAAAACGTTTTCAAAGCATACGTTAGAGCTTTAGGTGGATTTGCTGCAAACGGTCAAGGTGCAAACGGTTTAGACAACAAAGGGAATACATGGTTCACAAACGGACAAGGTGTTTCTTTCGATGGTATTCCAGTAGCTATGTGTAACGGAATGAGTTCAAACACAGCTATTCTTTCTTACAAAGAAAACCTTTATTTCGGTACTGGTTTATTAGCTGACCACAACGAAGTTAGAACTATTGACACAGCAGAAACTTTAGGTGACCAAAACGTTCGTGTTATCATGCGATTGACTGC